CTGGAGCAACGCTAAAAAGAACTCTTGAGGATACTTAAATTTAAGAAAAGCTGTTATAGCGGCCAAAGAAGCGTAAGATATAGAATGAGATTTGTTAAAAGAGTAATTAGCAGAATCCTCTAGTACTTCCCACAGGATGTCCCCAATTTCTTTTTCGAGATTATTCTCTTTGACTTTATCTTTAATCTTTTTCTTCCACTTCTTGACTTCGTTTACTTTCTTCTTGCCTACGATGCGGCGCAACAATTCAGCATCGTCTAAAGTAAAACCAATTTTATGGGCCATTTTCATCATCTGCTCTTGGTATAGACACACACCTCCGGTGCTTTTTAGAATGTCGTCAAAGAAGGGATGAATAACCTCGTAAACATCATTGTTTGTATACGCAGCAAATTGATCTACAAACTGCATAGCTCCGGGCCTAGCTAAAGCTAAAACCGCACTAAGCTCTTCTAAGTTTTTAGGCTTAACTTTCCTGCATACTTCATAGTTAGCATCTGCTTCAATTTGAAAAAGGCCGTGGCGTTGCTTTAAATCAAATAAATTTTGATAAATAAAAGGGTCATCTAAATCAACTTCATCAGGCTTTATATCAATATTTTTATTCTTCTTAAGAATTTTACAGCAAGCATCGACAACAGAGGTAGTCCTCAGTCCCAAAACATCCAGCTTGACATTGAACATTTGAGACCACTCCATGTCAAAAGAAGAAACTGGTTCTTTACTGGAATCTAACTCGCAGGGACAACTCTCTACTAGCTTACTATGGGATAATAATATTGCAGAGGGGTGAACTCCTTTATTTTTCACTAGACCTCTAAGCTTTAATGCTATCTTATAAACTTTAGGATTTTTATCGCACCATTCAGCAAACTTAGGAACTTCATCGTAAGCTTCCGCTATATCTTTAACCTGACCAAATACTTTAGGTATTAGTGCTGAGACTCCATTCATTTCGGATTCCTCCTGCCACTTTACCACATTCTTTCATTACGAGTTTTCCACTCAAAGTGTTTAAGGTGAGTATTTTTGAAGTATTGCCGCTAAATTCTTCTTTTAAATATTTGAGAACTTCTTGTCTTCTGTAATAGCATACATCTACATCAACATCACACATCAATGAGCCATCGAGATATGTGACTCCGTCTACTATAGTTTTTTTAGCTCTAGCTTTGGAAACAAATCTCTCAAAAAACAAATCATATTTAACGGGGTCTATCTGAGTTATCTGCAAAAGATACAAAACCATACTCCCTGCGGCGGATCCCCTACCAAGGCCAAGTGGTATATCATTCTCTCGGCAATAGGAAACCACCTTCCATACCAGCAAAATGTATTCTGTAAAATCGAGGTCTTTTAGAATTTCAAGTTCATATTTTACCCTATTAATATAAACTTTTTTATCCGGAGACTTGTTTAAGCCAAGCTCTGAAAACCTTTTTAAACAAAT